TTCGAACCCGGCGTTGATGAGGCCGCGCAAGTCTTCGTTGGCTTCGGCCTGTTTCTTGTTGCCCCAGATGACGTCGGCTTCGTCGACCAAAAGCGTGCGCGGGTCGTCGCCGCCCATGATGCGGTAGAGCGCGGCCGGCGAGATGTTTGCGGTCGGGATCGCCCGGTGGCAGAGCGCGTGGATGATGTCCAGCAACCTGGTCTTCCCGCACCTCTTCTCCGGCGAGCGGATCGCCAGCCGCGGGAAGTGGTAGAGCGCCGGCGCGGCGTGGGTGGCGGCGATCCACAACGTGACCGCCACCTCCGCGTTCTTCGTCGGCAACACCACGAACTTGTTCAAGGCGTCGCGCACCTCGTCCAGGAGCGCAGGACCGTCATTTCGGTCCTGCCGCTCCCAGGCGTCGTATTCCTCGGTGCCTGGCTCGAAGACGTTCTCGCTCACGCCGCCTCTTTCCAGACGACAGGCCCACCCTTGTAGTCAAGGCGGACGACTGGCGGGTTGGTGGGCTGCTGGCCTTGGCGGTGGAGCGCGTCGACGACCGTCTTGACGACGTCACCGGCGGTGCGAGCGAAGACCGCGTCGCGGGCCGCCGGATTGACGTGTTCACCGGGGTCGATCGCAAGGCGGAGCGAGACGCCCATGGTCTCGTCCGCCCACCGCACGCCATCGTCGAATCCGCGCTGGTAGACCAGGTCGACCAGGTAGGCGACGAACTCGGGCGAGTAGTCAGCAGCCATCGAGGACCAGCCGGATCACTTCGTGCCGGCGGGTGCAGCGGCCGCCGCACGCGGATGCGTCGATGATCGCCTTGGCCTGCTCGGCTTCGCCGGCGGTGGCGTGCAGTTGGACGGTGGCGCCACGGTGGCACCAGGCCACGGAGGCGTATTCGCCGTCCCCCATGATCCAGGCCGCGCGCCGCCAGACGCACTTCGCCATGGTTCGGTAGGTGCGGTGCTTGGCGTTGCAGTAGTGGACGCGGTACGACTTCACGCTGGCGGTGATCATGCGACCTCACCGGCCAGACCGTCCGCGATCTCCTGGTCGAGCTGGTCAGCGCGAGCACGAGCCTTGCGAGCCTGAGCCGACTTCTGGGCCAGACGAAGGTAGAACGCCTTGCGTAGCGCGGCGGCGACCTTGGCGATCTGGGCCTCGGTGGCGTCCGGGTGCATCTGCTTGGCCTGGACGTAATAGCGGGCTTCAGCCGTGTCCCGGGCCGCTTGGGTGATCTTCACCTGGTCGGGGTACTGCGCTTGCCGCTCCGCGTTGGCGATCTGGGCGCGGCGCTTGCGCTCCTCGGGTGTCACTGGATACGAACCTCTCTTACGAGGTCCGCCCGTTCAGAACTACGTCTGTCGCAATGACTGAATGATCATGGTCGCGTGCACTGCAGTGCAGCGCCGTTCATGACAGTTCAGGGTGATGCACTGCTACATCCTTGCAACAACGCAGTGCTAATGCGTATGGTGAGACAGAGCTGTCCCCATGCCTGGGGACGTCTCCGGGTGTCTGCTGGTAACAGATGCCCACGTCCAAGCCATACTTGGGCGGATCAAATGGATGTATCAAGCGGAGTGTGGCCTAGGCTGTGCTCCGCTTGGTCGTACTGCTGTTCGTCACTCTAAGGCATTTTTTGGCGGCCCGCTGAGCCCCATCGACCACCATCATTGGATGGTGCTACATATGAGTCGCATGGCGTTTCAGACCTACTTTCATCGAACAAAGTAAGTGGGACTCACGCATGAGTCCCCAGGTTGGAGCACATATGCAACAACCGCAGGTGGATAGCGTTGCGTATTTGCAACGTGGTCGCTCGTAGGGGAGCGATGTGACTTTCATGCGTGTAACTCCCGCTAACCTGGGTCATCCGAAAGTATGAATTCTCGTGGTCACCAAAATGTGACCGGGTAAATCCACTCACAATGCCCCGTTTCTCCGCGTGTCTCACAACCGGTCACCTAACGCCGCACGGCGGTGCGCTTCGCGGGCCCTCTCGTCTGCGGCCGATGCGGCGTACCGGCCGACCATCTGACGCGACTTCCATCCCGCCAGGCGCATCAGGTCGGTCTCTTGGCCGCCGGCGGCGAGCCAGGTGTGTGCGAACGAGTGCCGGAACAGGTGCGGGTGCACATGCGGTAGGCCAGCTTCGATACCGCGGCGCTCGATCATCTGCCTGACGCCGCTGTCGGACATCGGTCCCTTGCGGCCCAGCCAAAACGCGTCGAGCTTGGCGTCCTGGTGCTTCACCCGTTCACGGCGGTAACGCCGCAATGCGTCGCTGGTCTTCGCACCGAACGGCACCGCGCGGCCGCGGCGGCCCTTTCCCATCACGAAGACGGTTCCGTTGTCGAAGTCGACGAACTCGACGGTCAGCCCGGTCAGCTCGCCAACCCGGATGCCGGTGTCGAGCAGCAGGCGCATGATCGCGGCGTCGCGCCGGTTCTCGAAGGTGTTGCCGGTACAGGTGGCGAGCAGCTTGGCCAACTCGGCATCGGTCAAGACGGGCACGGGCTGCTCCGGCACGGCCGGCGGCTTCGTCCGCTCCATCGGGGACCGCTCGATCTCGTTCTCGTCGAGCAGCCACCGCCAGAACTGCTGGATCGACCGGTAGTGCTTTGCGGCCGTTGCGGCGGCCCGGGTTTCGACCAGGTGCGAGATGTATGCCTCGATGTCAGCCTTGGTGATGTCGCTGATCGAGTCGATCGCTATGCCCTGTCCGGCCACCCACGCGGTGAACGCGTCAGCCACCTGGCGGTAGGACCTGATGGTCTGATCGGACTTGTTGCGCGCCTTGAGATGGGCACACCAGTCGTCGACTAGTGGCCCGATGACCGTTTCAGCGGTTGACACGCTGAGCAAAATACTTCACTGTTGGAGTGCAGTGCAAGTACCGAACGGCGTGGATTCCCTTAAAAACTGCAGGTTGTGCGCCCGGCGAGACTCGAACTCGCGACCTGGGGATTAGAAGCACTCACGCAATCAGTGCAGTGCTCATCAGGGAAAATGCACGTCGCTCGGGACCATCGACAGGCGAATCCTCGCCTGTTCAAGGCGGCCCCCGGCAAGCGATCAAAGCGCCAACCGAGGGCCTTGACCGGAAGCAGGTCCGGCCCGTGTCCATTGTTACCGAAACTCATGGCAAGTCCACCAGCGTCCGTACGGCCGACGGCAAGCTGATCGGCTTCATCCACACCGAGTCCGGCTACGCGTCCGTCGTCATCACGCCGGCGGGCGGTGAGGCGATCTACCGCACCGTCGCCACCTACGACGCCGCGATCGCGTTGTTCGAGGCGCTGACCGCCAACCCGGTCGGCGAGGAGACCTACACCGGCGAAGCGGTCACCGGGCCGCTGTCCTGGTCCGCGTGGACCGAAGGTGGTCAGGCGTACATCTTCGTTGCGAACCGTGTCGGAGCACCGGAGACCCGTGCCAGCGTCGAGATCGCCGCGACGGTCCAGGCCACCTATGACGAGTTGCTGCGCATCGAGACGATGCTCGCCTTCACCATCGCAAAGCTGGCGGTGGAGCGGTGAGCGACATGACACCGGAGGACCGGGAGCAGGCCGCGGAAGTTGAGCGGATGATCTACGCGCTGCACGATGCGTCGTGGCAGCAGGGCTATGAAGCGGCCGTGCACGAGCACGAGATCACCAGCGTGGCCGATGTCTTCGAACTCGGCCGCAAGGTCGGTGCCACCTGCGGGCCGGGTGTCCGCGTTGAGCAAGGTGATCCGGACTGGTGGGACGCGTACATGACCGGCTGGCATGACGGGGTAAAGCCGTGCAACCTCCGTCACCGCCGCAACCGCCGCGTCTACGGCCAGCGTCCGCCGGCGCGGCCCGGGGTCCGGAGCAGTGCGCGGTGATCACCAGGCTGGAAGACCTGCGGGTGGACCCGGTCGAGCTGGTCCACGGTGACGTGGTCGAGGTGCGGGTGGAGATCTTCGCCGGTGGGCAGACGCCGCTGATCAGCCTGGTCCCGTCCGAGGCGCTGGTGCTGGCGTACAAGCTGCGCCAGGTCGCGCGGAGTGCGAAGTGAGTCCGCGGACGGCGGCGGCGACCGAAGCGCGACGGTCGGCTGGTTTCGTGCGCCGGGCCGTCAAGGTCGCCGACGAGATCGAGCAGTTGCCGGATGCCATGTTGCGCGAGTTGATCCTGGTCGCACTCGAAGAGGTCGATCGTCGCAACGAAACGAACGACGGTTAGCGCGGCCGTGACGGTCCGGCGGGTGGCCGGGTGTCCGGTGGTTTCTGCGGAGGCGTGGTTGGGCCGACAGGTCTGGCCGCGCCTCTCGCGCGAAGATGGCACGTCGATCGTTGACGATGCGTGCCACACTCCGAACTGACCGCCACCGAGGCGCGGCACTGTCCCCCACCGGAGAACCGTCCCATGACCGCAATCCAGCTAGAACGCCCGGACGTCGCACCTGCACCCGCACCGCGACCACGCCGGCGTACCTCGTCCGTGGTCGTCGCAGCGATCGCTGGCGTTGCCGCCGGCATCCTGCTGGCGGTGGTCGTGCAGTTCGCCCAGACGCGCAACACGGCACCGGTGCCCGCCTCGGCGACGCTGCACCTCGTGCACGTCACGACCAGCGGCGGCGACTGTTCGGTGCTGAAAGACGGCGACCTGGAGACGCAGGTCGCGGGCCAGGTCGGCGGTGGCGGCTGCGACGACGACATCCGGCTGACCGGCAAGCCGGCCGTGATCCATGCGATCACCGCCGGGACCGGGCCGAACTCCTGCTCGATCACCATCGACGGTGCCGAGGTCGCGAGCGCAACCGGCGTCTCGTCTGCTCTCTGCTCGTACATGTTCAAGCCCTAGCGGTAGAAGATCGCGACGAGGACGGCGACGATCGCGGTCAGAGCGGCCACGGATGGCAGCGGCCAGCGGGCTTTCTCCTGGGCTCGCAGCCGGGTCTCGTGGTCCTGAAACCTGGCATCGATGTCCCGGTCCCGACGTTCGTGTTCGTCGGTGTGCTGGACGAGTTGCTGCTGGATCGCTGAGAGTTGCGCCGACACCCGCACGAGGCCGTCGTAAATCTCGCGGGGCGTAATAACGACTCCGCCCCAGCCGAGAGGTTCGACGGGCGGCACTGGCGTGGGTGTCGGCTGCGTCACGGCTAGTCCTTGAGTCGTGCGGCGAGCAGGTCGGCGACCTTCGCGGCGAGCGCATCCTGATCCACGCCTGCGGTGCCGATCGCGGCTACCGCCGCCGTCAGCGCGTCAACCTTGGCTCCCACTTCGGCGACCCCGGTCGCTGCGTCTCGGGCCTTGTTCTGGGCGTCGAGGATCGCGGTGCCGAGGGTCTCGGTCGGGTTCGTCGCCGGCAGACACAGCGTGGTCAGCAGCGTGTGCAGGTCGTCGGCGGTCAGCGCCATGTCTTCCTCCTGTGGTGGTGGCCATTGGCCGTAATCGGTGGTGGTGGCCCGGCAAAGATCCAGATACATGCCGGTCGGGGTGCCGGGCACGTGCTGCCCGTTGCGGTACTGCTGCGCCTGCGCCGGGCCGTACCACAAGCCGCCCGACCAGGCGTAGGTCTGCCAGCCGTATTTGCACAGGCCGTTGGCCATGAGGTACTTGACGACCCGGTACGAGCCGTACACGCCGGTGCGGGCGACACCGATCACGGATGCGACGCCGTGGAAGTAGTCGGCGACCGCTGACCCGGACGTGTCTTCGTCGACCGCGAAATAGATCGGCTGGCCCGAGGGGAAGCCGAGTCCGGCCGCGGCCGCCACAGCCGCCCGTGCGTCGGCGGCACCAGCGGCGTAGCCTTCACGGGCTCGGCTGGTCGTGGTCTCCCACACGACGCAGATCGCGAGATTGGCACCGCGGTAGTCGTCGCGCTCGGCCGGGGTCAGCTTCTTGCCGGGGTTGTTCGCCGTGTTCGGCGACAGATACCGCACCACGAACCGCTTACCCGCGGCGTACAGGTCCGCACCGCTCGGTCGCTCGTTCGCGAAGTCAACGCCCTGGATCGTCATCAGACCGTTCCGATCTCTTCGGCGTACAGCTGGCGGTTTCCGGTTGGCGTGACCGTGCCGGTTCCGACGATCCGCACGTAGAACACCGACAGGGTGATGGTCCCGGCGCCAGGAACGAACGTGGTGATGTGCGGCACCACGAAGTTCTGGTTGCCGCTGGTGCCGACCGTGATGAATGTGGTGTCCGCGCCCGCCATCGTGTCCGACGACGTTGGTGTGGCCCCGTTTGTGGTGTACCGGACCCGGACACTGAACCGATCGCCGGAGACGGTGGGCTGGTGGCCACCGCCCAACAGCCACACCCGGTAGCGCACCCCCGCCACGCCGGTGAAGACGTAGTTGCCCAGCACCGCATCCCGGGTTTCGGTAGTGCCCGAAGTGGTCGTGCCGTTACTCGCGTTTGTGAGAGGTGCGGCAGGCAGGTTGACGAAAGTGAAGTCTGCGGGCACCAGGATGTGCCCAACGGTGAAAGGCATCAGAATCCAATCCGTGCGGGTGTCCACACATCGACGATTTCGCCGGCGGTGTGCGCCTTCACCACGCCGTTGACCGAGCGGGTCATGGTGAACGCCTGGGTGCCACCGCTGAGCGCACCGATCGCGGTTACGGTGATCCGCTCGCCGGTGATGTTGATGTCGAGCGGGAGGTCGGCGGGGTCCGTGGTCCACACGTACGGGCCGGGGTTGACGTTGACCGACGTCGCCGTCGTCGTGAGGCCGGGCGCGGCGAGCGTGGACAGGCCACCGCTGGACAGCCGCCCATGGTCGGCTGAGCTGATCTCGGCCAGGAGCCACGGCGCGAACGGCGAGCAGTTCAGCGCCAGCGTCCAGGTGCTGGCCGTGGTGGTCTCGTTCCAGCCCTCGGCGAACAGGTCGATCGGGTCCGGTGGCAGGTCGGTGGCGCTGTGCGCCGGGTTGGCGATCGTGGTCCGGAACCCTGGTCCGCCGGCGGCGAGCAGCTGGGCCGCCTTGCCGGGGATGCCGCGCATGTTCAGCGCCAGCATCGGGTAGCGGTAGCCCGCGACAGTGCCGAGGTTGAGCAGCCATCCGGCGTGGTAGCCCAGCACGTCATCGGTGTTCACGTTGAGCGTGGCCGACGCGTCTTCCACGCCGATCTCGTCGGTACCGAGCGGCCCGGTGACTTGCTCGGCGACCGCGCTGGATCCGCCGCTGCGGGTGACCTGGTACAGGTTCTTGATCTGCTGGCGGTCGAAGGTCGGTTCGAACGGTGGCGCGACCTGCGGCGGGTTGGCGCCCATGTCCAGGGTCAGCGCCGCGGCCGCGTTGTAGCGGGCGGTGCGGCACTGGTAGGCGATGCCCGGGCCGAGCCCGTCGTAGAGCAGCCCGTGGTCGGCTGCCTCGCACTCGCGCAAGACGGCCTCGAGCGTGGCGAGTGGCTGGAGTCCCATGGCCACGGTGGACGCGCCGGTCAGGTCGATCGTGATGTTCTCTTCGCCGCAGATCCGGGTGAGCCGGGCGTCGGCGGTCTCACCCTTGTATCCGTTCCATGCCGACGTGGCGAGCGTGGACGTCTTGAACACGTCGGCGACGCCGTCCCAGATGCGGACGTGGCCGACGGAGAAGTCGCCGCCGCCGGTGAAGTTCGCGGGGTTCGCGCTGATCGAGTCGATCGAGTCGAGGGTGGCGGTGGAGATGCTGCCGGTGATCGCGGGATGCGAAAGCATCGGCTTGAACGACCAGGAGATGTTGCCGCCACTCTGCGACGCCGAGATGATGATGTCTTCGTTGATCATGATGTGTGGTTCGGTGGCGATCACGGAGCCGTTGACGGCCAGCGTGATCGTGTCGGTGCTGATGCCGTTGGAGAAGACTTGCCAGGTGCGGCCGCCCTCGGTCCACTGCAGGACGCACACCGCGGTGTCGTTGGTGAGCGGGTCGATGAACACCGACGCCTGAACAGTCCACGAGGACACGGGCGGGTAGTTGACTGAAGCGGACAGCTCGCCGCCGCCGTTGAGTTGCGGCATCGGCAACGTCCCGAACGTGGTGCCCGGCGTGATGGCGATGCCGCCCGTACTCGGGTGCGCCCAGTCCATACCGGCGAACGCGACCGTTCCGGTAACCGTCATCGGGGCGTGGCCCGGCAACGCAGAGGCGCCCGACGTCGCGCCGGATGGGTCTTCCAGCGGCCAGTATTCGCGCAGCGTCGCCGTGGTCGACTTCAGGATGGCGCGGGTCAGCGCGGACCGTAGCGGCTTCTTACGCCCGGCGATCCGGCCGAGCATGCCGAACGCGGTGACCGATACCGCCTTCACCTTCGCGGAGGTGTCGGTGCGCGGGTTCCATGAGTCGGCGTAGCCCTGGAACCGGGTCTTCCACGTTGCGCCGCCGTCGAGGCTGATCCGCTGTCGGATCGGGGTGTTCTGCGCGATGTTGGGGTAGTAGGCGCTGACGGGGTTCATGGCCGTGTAGTTGCCGGTGCCGTTGTTCAGCGCGAACGTGTGTGCGGCGGCCGGCGCCTGGCCCACGTTGTCGGTACGGCCGATGGTGGTCGAGGTACCGGCGGCGTGCTGGACGTCGGCGGTGATGTCGGTCCACGTCCAGGTCCCGGGTGCCGCGTTCAGGTCGGCGCCAAACGCGGCCTGCGTCTGGATCAGGGTGGCTGCGCCGATCACGGCGGGCAGGAACGCTTTAGCCATCAGCGGTCACCGCCGAGCGCGAGCGTGACGTTCCCGCCGAAGCGGCTGCCGACCTGGTCCCGGATCATCGCCATCACCAACGACGTCAGCGCGTCACCGGCGTACACGGTCGTACTACCGCCGGAGCGGCCGGCTGGCGTGACGGTCTCGCCCGCCTGGAGTACAGCCAGCATCTCGGAGCCGGGCGCACCGGGCACCACGCCACCGGTGTGGAAGTGCGGCAGGTCCGGCACGTCGAAGCCCTTACCCCCGATGCCCGGCACCCAGCTGGGGATCTGGAAGTGGAGTTTCCCGACGGTGTTGTTCCACGCGTCGGCGATGAAGTTGAACCCAGCCCGCCACGGCGCGGAGATGATCGAGGCGACGTTGACGAACGCGGACTTCAGCTTGCCCGGCAGGCCCTTGATCCAGTCCCAGACCTTCTCACCAGCGCCCTTGATCTTGTCCCAGGCGCCGGTGAAGAACCCCACGAACGGACCGGTGAACCAGTCCGCGACCGCCTTAGCCGCCGCCTTGATTCCGGACCAGGCGGCTTTCCAGCCCTTCGAGAACCAGTCGGTTTTCGTGGCGATCAACACGACGATGGCGATCAGGGCAGCGATCGCCAGCACGATCAGGCCGATCGGGTTAGCGTCCAGGGCAGCGTTGAGCAGCCACTGCGCGCCGGTCCAAATCGCGGAGCCGACGGCGGCCGCTTTCGTCGCAACGGTGTGAGCGATCGTCGCGGCGGTGTCTTTGATCTTCGCCAGGCGTTGGGATTCCAGCGCCAGGGTGATCAGGTCCGACGAACCCGACAATGCGTCGAAGCCGAGCTGGAGTCCGCTGACCGCGGCAAGCGCCGGACCGGAGTCGACGCCGAGAAGCTGGAACCCGGAGCCGAGCGCACCGAACGCGCCGGAGGCGGTACCGGTCTTGGTGGCCAGCGCGTCAGTCTTCTCGCCGGTGGTGACGATCTTCTCGTTCATCTTGTCGGCGGACTTGCCGACGTTGTCGAAAGCCTTCGTCAGCTGGGTGGTGTCACCGGCGAAGGTGAGCGTGACCTGATTCTGCCCCGCCATCAGTCGACCTCCACGCCGGCAGCGCGGGCGGCATCGATGAGGGCAGCCTCGACAACGGTGCGGACCTGCTCACGTTTGGCCGCCAGCCCGGCGTACAGGAACCGTCCCTCTTTGAGGAACGGGCGGCTTTTGACCTGCCCGGGCTTAGGGCGGATCTTCCCGCCGAAGTCCAGCCAAGGCATGTAGGGCGCGCGTTTGCCGCCTTCGGTTACGCGGACGGCGCGACCGGTCGACTGGGCGCGGATCGACCCGGCAGCCTTACCCGTCTTGCGTGGCACCTTCGGCTTGGCGTAGTCGACGACGATGTTGGCGGCGGCGTTAAAGCCGACCCGCAGGGTCTTAGGCATGTCGGAATCCAGCTTCTTCAGGTTGCGGACGAATTGGCTGAGCCCATCGATCTTGATTGCTTCAGCCATGTCATCCGCCTCCCTTCAGCCGCTCCAGTTCTTCCCGCTGCGCCTTGCGTCCGTAGTAGGTGGCCCACTCGACGAACTCCTGGTTGGGCATCTCCGCCCGGAGCTGCGCCACCGTCATGCCGAGCTTCTGAGCCAGGTAGAACTCAAACTCCAGTTCCGGGTTGTTCTCCATCGCCCGGAAACGCTTCGCGTGGGCTGTCCTCCAACAGCCCGGACAAGCGCCCGATCGCCATGGACACCTTCGTGATCTCGTCCATGTCGGCGCAGCGCATCCACTCGGTGACCTCGGATTCGGTCAGCTCCGGATCGACGAGACCGGACGCGAGGATCAGCCGCTCCCGTGACTCGGTGTCTTCGCGGTCACGGACGGCTGAGGCTTCCAGCCGGGTCAGCGCGCGGACCGTGACGATGCCGGCCTCACCGATTTCGACGTCGGCAGTCTTGAGGCGGCCACCCGAGATGAGCTGAGCTTTACCCAGCTTCGTCAGGCTCACGGCTGCGGCGCCGAGTTGATGACACCGGAGACGGTCAGCTCAGCCGCCCAGGCGATCATGTCGGCCACGGGGTTGGTCTCCACGTACGACTTGACGTGGACGGTGCCGGTGTCCTGCGGCTTGCCGGTGCCGGCGCCTTCGGGCTGGCGGATGAACGGCACGTTGGTCGAGATCAGCGGGACGATCACCTTACGTGGCCCGGTGACACCGGAGTCGTACGTGCCCGACACGGTCACCTTCGCGTTGATCAGGCCACCCTGGTAGCCGTGGCCCTGCGCGCCGTAGCCGGTCACGTCGTGTTCGTCGGCCCCGTTGGTGACTTCCGAGGTCTTGCAGAAGGCAGAGATGTCCACGCCGTTCAGCTTGAACACCGTGCCCTTGCCGTGAATGAAAGCCATGACGGTCTCCCTAGACCAGCGTGTAGAGCTTGTACGTCACCGTGGCGGTGACCGAGTGCGTGATGGTGACCTGGCCGTTGTTCGCCGGATCGCCCTGTGACGGGACGATCAGGAAGACCTTGTTCGTCGCGTTGGTGACCGTGGCCGGGTAGGTGTTTCCCGTCAGCGGCGACCCGGCGGGCGTGAGGCCGAAGTCGGTGATCGTGACGTTGTCCGGGCTCGCGTTGCCGTTGAGGATCTCGAGGATCGCGCCGCGGCTGCCGAGCAGTGACGCCGCGATCGTGTCGGTGGAGCCGACCGCTGCGCCCGGGCTGGCGGTGCCGGCGCGGGTTATCGCGGTTGCTGCTAGTGCGGCCATGGCTAACTCCCGTGCCCTGTGATGTCGAGGCTGAAAATCGCGGTCAGGTAGTCGACCGCGCCGATTTGGTAGACGTCGAACTCGACGCCGGTGACCCGGAGCGAGTCGAACGCGGTGTACGTGCCGGACTCCAGCACGGCCTTGACCGAGCGCGGCCCGGAGCCGTTGCAGTAGGCGCCGAGCTGGTCGCGGGCGGCGCGGTCTGAGGCTTTGCCGACCATGACCACCACCGGCAGCGTGAGCCGATCCGAGCCGCGCCCGTACGTCTCATCGAAGGCGAGAGCAGTCGGGTAGGTCACGATCGCGGCCGGTGGCGTCACCTTCGGCGCGGGGTAGGCGAAGCATCGGAGCGCGGTGATGGTGTCGAGCCGGTCGGAGACGGCTTGCATGCAGGTGGCGAGGTCCATCAGCGGACCTTCCTCTGCCGCTTGTACCGGTACACCGACACGCCGACATCCGGGTCGACCCGGGCCAGCAGCCGCAACTCGTTGCCCTGGTCGGGTGAGCCGGCCACCCCATACGGGGAATCACGGCGCGCGACGAACCGGGACGCCTGCAGCTTCGTGGCCTGCTTGACCGCCTTCGGTGTGGCCGTCCAGCCCCACTTCGCGGTGATCGTCACCTCGTCGGCGGCGCCGGTCGGCTTGAACGCCGCGGTCGGGTCGACGACCAGGCGCGTGTAGGCGAAGCCTTCCTTGACCGCGTTGGCCGGAGCGAACGCGAAGACGTCGATTCCGCCGAGCGGCGTCGACGCGGTCAGCGCGGTCACGTCCTGCAAGTCGTCGATGTCAATGACCCACCGGCAGCGCCGCGCGTTCCATTCCGCCGTGTAGACCCGTGCCTCAGCGGAGGCGACCTGGCCGAACTGCCGGCCGCAGTAGGTGTCGACCGCCCGGGACGCCGCATCGACCGCCAGGTCGAGCTCGACGTCGTCCACGGTGTCGCTGATCCGTAGATACGCGTCTAGCTCGGCTGTGGTGATGTACTGCGGCGCCCAGGCCATCGAAGTCCCCTTACGGTGCCGGGCTCGTGCGCACAGCGGCGACAGTGACCGACGTGACACCCGTGTAGGTGATCGCGCGGACCTTGCCGTACTGCGTCGCATACAGCGGGTAGACGGCGAGGTTTGCGCCGGCCGTGTTGGGAAGCGCGGTCTGTGCGACACCGTCGATCGAGACGGTGATCGCACCCGCGCCGCCGTTC